TGGCGGCGTATAAACAAGTGTATCACCTTCACCAGTAATTGTTCCACCCTGTAAAATTTTTGCTAATGTCGGACTGAATACATTGTCCGTAAGTGTAATCTGATTACCTGTAATTGTTGTGGTCTGCGGCTTCTGCGCTAACAACTTACCAGATTTTACAAGTTTGATTGCATCTGTAGTCTCCGTCTGCACTTCAACAGCAATCTGACTCGCAGTATCTACTGCATATTCTGTTCCATCTGTTTCACTTCCAACTCGAATGACAACGAGTGAAACATCAATAGTTGGAATTGATTCCAATTTCTTTTTTGTAACAGACATTTTTTTCCTCCTCTATTTTACATATTTTCAAGTTTCCTAATGCCATAGTATTGAAAACTTATCATTTGTGCTTTTATTTGTTCATCATGAAAACTTTCTGTTTCATTCCCAGCATACATAATGCGTGGATAAAGTTTTTTAAGTTCCTGCTTAATCGCAAAAACATTTGTTTCAAGTTTTGTGTATTCATTTTCCGGAACATAAACAAGAAACGTATAAATAGGACGCTCGGAACTAACTTCAAGAGGTAACACACCACCAAGTTTTATAACAACATATGGCTCTATACATTCCCCTTTGTGCTGTCCCGGCATATATGGATTGAATCCTGCATCTTTTAATAAATCCCATGTGTCCTTTAGAAGACTAGCACTCATATAAGATACCTCAACAAATTCTTATAACCATCTAATACTTCCTTACTGTTCGCTTGCACTGTTCTGTTCAAAATTGCGTATTTCTGTTCGTTGCACAATTCCAAAAATATACCATAATCAACTCCATGCGCTATATTAATTCTTACTTTATTCGAAAAGTATTCTATATAACCTGTCAACCTTTGCCTTGCGTGTCCTGTCCTATCAGTCCACATAGCATTTTGTTTTGCATAATTTTGAAACTTATTTGCACCCTGCTGAGCATACATTTTAACGGCAACTTTTGATTTGTTTTCTGCCTTGCTCAGCCATCTTTCAAGCTGTGATATATCAGTTCTAATTCCTGTCATTCAATACCACCTCCAACGAAATATCTGCAATGATGTTATACTCTTCAATATTGTTTATATCAGTGATTTTATATATGTTACTATTAATAACAACAAAATCACCATGCTGGATTGTTGCACATTCTTCCAACAATGCAAGAATCATCGGTTGTCCTTTTGTTTTTGTTTGACTTCCATCGGAAGTATTTTTCGTTACAAAACCTTTTGAAATATGAAACAACCCACGCAAGGTTGTTACTTCTTCAACTTCCTGCGTAGGTTCTCCATATTTGTCCACTTTGTTCCGTTTAACAATGTAAGTACTTCCGTTTCTTGTTATTTCTCTTTCAATAGCTTTTTGCTCTTTTAATAACCACATTACGTTAGCACCCCACTGTTTGTATCACAGAATTTTGATGCTAACATTTTAAAGTAACTGGAACTGTCTTTTGTTGTTAATCCACTAACGCTCAGTCCTGTTACTTCTGCTTTTGTAATAAGTCCTTCATAACTTGCTTTTCTTACGTCACCATTATTCATTTTCAGAAGCAACAACAGTTCTTCGTCTGAAAAATACGGTGTTTGTTTTTCTTTTAAGTTATACTTCAAAACTTCCAAATCATCCATGCTAGCACCTCCTTCTGTTATTCCATGTTTTTTTCTCTAATGACTTTTTGAATAATCTGTCTGGCTTCTCTTACATTTCTAGCCTTGGATGTATCAATGCCATGCTCTTTTGCATATTCCATCAGCTGTTCTTTGTTCATTTCTGAAATTGGAGTTTCTTCTGTTTCAATTTTAACAACTTCTTCTTCAACAATTGGCTCTTCAACAACAGATTCTACTTTTTCTGTTGCTTCGTCCGAAACAACTACATAGCCTTTGTCCTTAAACATTGTCTCAAAAGAGTGTTTTGAAACTTTAATAATGTTGTCTCCTTTTCTCGCTGTTATCATAACACATTACCTCCCATTCAGCTTTCTTTGATTACATCATATACGAAAACTTGGTCTGCTGTTGGGAAGTCTGGCAAGCAAATCATAGATACTTTCGTATCAACCTGCACTGGGTCAGTGTGTTTTGTTGTGGTAACTGCAACACCTGTATCAGTGATTCTTACATTAGCAACTGCACTTGCCATAAGGTCACTTTCTTCTGGTGTTGTTCCAAACCATGTTTTACCCAAATTTCCATCCGGGTACATACAGAAAACATCATCAGCAATAAACCGCTGTACTTTTTCCTTTTCATCTTTAAAACGTTTGTCGTAAACATTAATTGTCAAATCTAATTCATCTTTCAGATAAGACAAAATTTTTGCATCGGAAAGATAACCCACACCATTACTCTGCGCTAACAGCGTTCCTTTGATTTCAGTGTTAATTCTGAAATATCCCATTACTTTAGAACTGCATACGGCATTTGTTACAGTCACACCTGTATCTTCCTGTATCTTTTCGATACCTGCTTTAATATCTTCCAGAATTGTTGCTGTTGGGTCTGACCATGATTTTGTTACAGTTTTCTTGTGGTCTGCTGGCATACCATAATCATAGTCATATGCCTGACCATTTCCTTCAATGGAAATAGCACCAGTTGTAAGCATCGACATTCTCATGCGTTCTCTCTGAGCCGCCGCACCTTGCAGAAGTGACATTTCATCGTTGAAAATCTTTTCTACAATAACATCAATGTAACTCTGATTACCAGTTGCCAGTACCATGTTTAACTGCTGTCTCAATTCTTCATCCACCATTTTAGATTCTTTGAAAAACGGCATCTGTGCTTCCAGTTTTGTGAATCCAATTCTCGGACGAGGAATGGCTTTTACATCATAAGCAGATGGTCTTAAAACAACCGGAAGTCCGTTTGCTCCTTTCAACCATTCCAGTTTTAAACCAAGCTGTTTGTCATTCGGAAAAAGTGTTTCTCCAAAATATGGGGGCATATCCTGTGATAACAGTTCCCAATACGCGACAATCTCATTTGCCGTGATTAAATCAAAAATACTCATTGTTTTGTTTTTCTCCTTTACTTTGTTTTATTTAAGGAAGTAAATTCCTTTGAGTGCTTCCTTCACATACTCATTGTTTTTAGCCATTACTGTTGTGTCGATTCTGTCAACATTTACAAAACCGAAAATAAGTAATGTTCCATTTGCATCCCCTGTCGTTACATCTACATCATGTAACAGAATACCTTTCGCATCGGAAGCTAAAGAAGCACTAGCTTCATTTACTGCCACAAATGCTGTCTCTCTTTTTGTAAGGTCACCTGCTAACGGAGTACCTGCCTTTACAATTTTTCTTCCTGATGCCGGGTCTGCAACTCCCAGTGCATCATCCACAATAATAGATACTGCAACAAATGGGTCTGTATTAAAAAGAATCTGATTTGTTGATACATAAGAACTCTTTTTAATTCCTGTTTGATTTAACATCTTGTTTCCTCCTACTGATTATTTTGTTTTTCTTTTTTTAGCCCATAATCGAGCCGCCATTGTTCCCTCGTTTTTGTTTTCGTCATCATCTGCAATGTCAACATTTTTACGAGTAACATTTTTATGCGTTTTCTGCTGTTTCTGTTCTTCCTCACTTGCAAAATAAGCCTTACCAGTTTTGCCGTCTTTGATTTCTGCAATAACTTTTGCAATGTCTTTGTCTTTCGTGACTTTTGATTTTGCAACTGCCACAAGGTCTTCCACCATGTCTGGTTTTGCACCTAACTTAATTGCTGTCAGTTTTGCATCTGCTAACATTCTTGCTTCTCTCTCAGCTACCAACTGCGCTGTTGTCTCTCGCAACACATCATCTTTCTTTTCCAGTTCTGTCTTGTTAGCTTCTTTAGCGGCTTTGTCTTTTTCGAGAATTCCTTTTAGTTCATCTTCACCATAGCCAAGGTTTTGTAAGTACTCAGCAACCGCATCTGATTTTACCTTTTCAACATCAACGGCTTCTTTTTTTGTTTCCGCTGGTGTCTCTTTCTGCTGTTCTTCTTTCTGTTCTACTTTTGTTTCGGTTTCCTGTTGTTCTGTTACTTTTGTTTCTTCTGCCATTCTCAATTACTCCTTTTTTAATTCAGATTCTTCGTACATAATACACAATCTATTGTTTTCTTTTTCTAGCATCTGCTGTAATTTCTCAATTTGTTTCATTTTCTTCACTCTCTGTTCTGGGATTATAATTTTATTCAATTCTTCAACTCTTGTTTTTATTGTTTGTTTTAAAATTTTTGTTTTTGTGTTGTCATAACACACTGTATATACAGACGAACAAAAGTTACAACGAAGGAAAGTTTTTGTTATACTTTCACCATTACTTGTAACTTTTGTTTTCTGTTTCAATGCTGATGCAATCGGTATGTTATAACCACACCTGTCACATCTTATCTTCAATTATATCACCAACTTTCGGAAATGTCAAGCAATTTGTAAAAACTTTTTTATTTTTATCATACAAAATTTTTCCGTTGTTGACTTCTTCCAATTGCATCCGCTTCACTCGCAAATCTTTTGAAAGTCTATCTTTCTTTCTAAACATTTTCTTCCCTACTGTCTGTCCTTTTAATCTCATTCGTGCGGCTTTGATGGTCAAATCTCTTAATTCTTTGAACTCATTAATTGTTTCCATATTATCAACCTGCAAGAAAATCTTTTCTTTACATCTACTACACGGAATATAGCAAACTTTTAAATACTCGCTATCTTCTGTCCATGTGTCAGCTTTCCTCATGTTTTCTGCTGACACTTCATTTACCTCTCCGCATTTCAGACAAATTCGTTCCACTTTAATTTCTTCCATGTTCTCTATTTCTCCTTGTATTCTAATCTCTAAAATCTTGTGCGTATCTATCAATATCTGGAAATGTTCCAGATGGGGATTGATACCACAATCCAATTTTATCGGCTATTGTGTTCATATCATCTGACATAACAGTTTCAAACGTACACATCCCATTAGGATGGTCTAATGGAAAATCATCTTTTGGAAATATTCCAACCCCTAACCCATGATGGTCTGTTGTTGCATATTCCTTACATATCTCACATACCCTACCATGAAAGTTTGAATTTATCCACTTATAACCAATAACGAATGGATTATTTTTGTTCGTGTTCGCAAAGGTTTGTTGATATGCATGACTTACCATTGTTCTTGCCAACCGTAAAGCATTGTAATCAATATTACCACCCGGATAGTATTTATCCTGTATAACTTCGCCAACATATTTTGCACGTTTAGCATCCACATCGGTTTGTCTAGCTTTTCTCCAACTTGTTATCGTTCTTGCCTTTTTGTTTGCTGTTGGCAATACATAACTTTCAATGTCTTTTGCAATTTCATATGCTGACTTTTGAGCCATCGTGCCGTTGGAAACAATTTGAGAAATAGTATTTTGTACTTTTCTATTATATCCCCATATTGCACTGGATAATGTCCAACCCTTTTGATATATTGCACCAGTAATAATATTTTGTACCACCACTTCCGGCACATAGAAAAATGCTTCTTGTATGTCGCTATCCTTAAAACCTGCTTGTTTCAAGTAGTCCCTTACATCTTCGACTACTGCATTGCTTACAGTTCTAATATCTCTAACAACCTGATTCTGTATATCAGAATTTAATTGTTTTATTCTGTTATTGATGTCCCTTTGTAACAATGCTAAACGCTGTGCATCTAACTTGTTTTTTGCAACCTGCTTTGTTACTTCCTGTGCAAGTTGTTCATACATTTTTTTTATTTGTTTTAACTGAGTAGTGGAGATTTGCTGTCGCACTTCCTCAGCGTTCTGAAATCTCCACTTGTTTGTCTTTACTATTATTCTCACTTCCTTATTTGATTGATTTTAATTTATCTCCCCATTTTTCACACTCTTCGTTTAAACCTTTTAATGTTAAACCGTTTTCCCATAAGCATCCATCGGCTGTATACATTTTATAGAACTGTTTTGTTCCATTCTTCCAATCTTTTACAATTTTTACTCCGTATTCTTTTTCAAGTGTTGTTGTTCTTCTCATTTTGTTTTCTCCTTCATTCTTGTTTGATATTTTGTTTTCTTGTTCCTTACAAGTATTATAATACATCAAACAAGAATAAAAGTCAACACTTTTTTGAAAAATATTTTTAAATTTCTTCTACATCACTATTCTTTTCTGTTGTTTGTTTTTCCACTTTCTGTTCTGTTTCAACATCCTCTGTATTTTTGTCAACTTCATATTGTGTCGAAACATTATTCAATTCCGTTTGTACCTGTGTGTTTACTGCCATCGTGTCAAACATATTCAACTCCATAGCGATTTGTAACAATTCCTCATTGATTTGTTCTTCTGTCAACTCTGGACGCCATTTTTTCATATACGATTTTCTACTTCGTGTATTTGAAGCAATTTCAGAAAGGTCTGTTGCCTTTTCTTCTTGTTCATCTTCTGCCAACGCATAATGCTCTTGTATTACAACATTATATTGTATTTCCTGCAAATCTACAAGCGGATAAATACCTTTTACAATATCAACATTTAACAATGCAATTTCAATAATATTTCTAACAATATCAACCAAACAAGGTTTCCATGTTATCATTTTTTCATCACATCGAACCTGTAACGGATAGTATAAGGCTTTTAATGCCTTACCACTTGTGATTGTTCCAACCATTGTTTCTTCTGAAATGTTTGGAATTTCCAATTGCCCGTACATATCGGTTTTAATACGCTCAAGAATAGCTTTCGTTGGTTCTGTATGATTTAATGCTGGTGCTAATGTTCCAACTGACGGATGCACTTCATTCTGATTTTGTTCTGATTTCAAGTCCCAAAAAGCACCTGCGCCGGAACTTAATTTTTTCGTTGTCTGACTATTCATATCAACAACATAACGTATAGGGTTCATTCCCTTTCTAACGCTATCAACATCACCATTTGACATTTTACTATATAGTGCCTCTTCATCCCATAAGTCTGACACTTCCGAAACACCTCGTTTGTCGTCCAGCGTTCCAGTGTTAAAAATAATACTTACAGGTATTCTATCTAACTCTGTTGCTGTATCTGCAATAACGGTCTGTAATACATTACCGCTTTTATCGTACAGAATCAAACTCATATACACAATGCCATTTTCTAACCGATAATCATTAATCAGATATTTTCTGTTATTGTTTTCTCCTTCTTCAATGTTTTCAAAACCTACAAAACGTATAATCTTTTCTGAACCATATTCTTTCTCATAATAAAACTGCTTGCTATTGTAAAAATGTAACAGCACTCCACTTTCTTCTGAAAAATCCACAAGACAAGCAATTCTTTTTCCGATAAAACAATCTTTTGCACTTTGCAATAATAACTTCTGAAAATGATTTCTTTCAAGAACATTGTCAACTAATATTTGCAACTGCTCAATCTGTTCTTTCTCTACATCTTCAACTGTTGTTCCTTGTATATTGATGTCAGGTGCTTGCGAAAACATAAACCTTGCTTCTTTATTAATCAGCGTTTTAATGTTTTTAAATCTTACTTGTGATGGGACATAATCACCAGCACTTCCTTCTGTAAAAAACCTAGCACCCTTTTTGTATGTTTTATAATATTTTTCAATTTCTAAAACTTCTCTCTTAAAAACAGTACCATTTGTTTTATTTGATAACACAAAATAAGGATAATCTAACAAATATGTTATGTCCTCATTCAAATCTATGTTTGTATTTTGAACTTTATCTACTTCCATTTTATTTTCCTTTCTCTATATTATTA